ATTTGCGGAGGGCGGAATAGCTCGAAGACCGAACGCGGTTCCACCAATATCAGGACCGGACCCTTACGCGACCTTCATCAATGATTCAGTCGCGCAGATAAGGAGCAGTCCTTCGGAATTCATGGGCTCGCAGTTCATACAGAAGTTCAACAAGGGCGGATTCGTGAAGAAGAACGCGCCTAAGGTCCTTGGAAAGCTGACGAACTACAAGCCGAAGCTGACGATGTCAGACGTCCTCAAGAACATACAGAAGGCCAAGAAAACTCCTTCTGCAAATCCTTACGCGGCGTTTAATAAGGAAGGATTGGTGTTGAAGGAATTCAAGACCAAAACGTCAGGAGATAAATGGGTAAAGGAGATGCACAGGCACAAAGTGGCCGGAGAGCCTCATGCTGATAATCCAACTAATGAGTGGATTTATGAAGTCAAGAAAAAACCAAGTCATAAAGCTGTACAAAAGGTTGAACAGCCAGGAGCGATGTTCTGGGGCTCGCGTGAAAAGATCATAGGAGCGCCGACGGAGGCCATGACGGCGAGGCAGTGGCTTCAGTACTTGCAGCTTCCGAAGCACGGAATATTGAACCCTAAGGGGTATCCGATCATAAAGCACGCGGAGCTGAACGACACCTCGCTCGCGCCGTGGCTTTCAAGGATGGGGAACAAGACGATTTCAAAGAACGCGCTCGTCAAGCAGTTTGACGAAATGGCGCCTACGATGGACGTCACCGTCCTTGGCGAATCAACAGGTGGGCGTATTTTTGATGACATGTCAAGAAAATTAGCGCAGGTTGACACACAGGCGATACGTAATCCGGCGATAAAGGGATTTTATGACTACATTAAGGCCGTCCTTCCACAACTAAAACAAGTGCAGACCGGCAAGGCAGCCGATGAAATTGCCGCTCACATAGATGACATGGTGTTCCGAAACTTTGGCGTTGAGAATGCACTTGAAGCAGGAGTGCCGCAACGGTTCCCATTTGAGATTAAGGAACTTCTACAGTCTATATCAACAGGATTGGGAAAGAGGACGGCCGGGTTCAAGACATACAAGCGATCACCACAGCACCGTGGAACGCAGACGATGGATGGTGGCGACAACTACCGTGAATTCCTGTTCAAGTACAAGCCCGGAAGCTTGAGGCAGAAGGAGCCGAGTTACGAGTACGCACATAGTTTTAATTTAAGCAGCAAAGACAGAGCTGGCGGAATTGTCCACACAAGGACGTCCGACAGAGCAGACCAGTTCGGAAGAAGGCTTCTTCACATAGAGGAGATTCAGTCCGACATGCACCAGAAGATCAACATGGCTCAAAGACAATTAAAGAAAATGCACACTGATTGGGCGAAGGAAGGAAAGACTCCTGAAGGCGAATACAAAAAGATGACTAAAGACCAGAGGGAAGAGTATGACAATCTTGTCAGGGACGGAAGGTACGCTCCGCGTGGAGATCTGCAGGAGGAGATATCAACGGCGAATGAACAGCACCTTCTTCTCGTGAAGGCGAAGATCGAGGATCTGTTGGCGCAGAAGCAGACTCCAGCAATTATAACTAGGCTTACCAGGCTTAATAAGGAGCGCATAAAGCTAAGATACATCATTGACGCGGAGGAGAAGAAAATGGCGGCAGGAAACCACAGCGGTGTTCCACTTGGGCCACTCAGCAAGACTGAGGACTACAATGAATTCATAATGAAATACATGCTCCGAGTCGCGCGTGAAGGCGGATATGACGGAATAACAATCAACACGCCGGCGATAAAGAATTTAGGCATGTCCTCCACGGGAAGGGACTACAAGGGCAACCTTGTCGCCTACGGACCGATGGCGCAGGGCGCCATGAAGAAGGCGGCGAAGAAAAGTGGTGCAAAGTTCATGAAAACTGTTATAGTGGACAGCGGCAATAGGGTATGGGAAGTTCCAATGATATTATTCAAGGAAAATAAGGCCGCGCAGGCGCTTATTGACAAGGGCCTTCCTATCTATAAAAAAGGGGGAATAGTTAAAAAATAATGCCACCAAAAAATCCAAACAACAACATAGAGAACGCTTTAGGCTCTCTGACTGACGCGTTGGAAATAGAGCCGACGGGCGAAGAGATACAACTGGAGCCTGATCAAAAGATGTCTGATCCTAATGTTGAAATAACTGAAACGGAAGGAGGAGGCGCGGATGTAAACTTTGATCCAAACGCGCCAATCGACACGGCTAACATTCCACATGACGCCAACCTGGCGGAGTACATTGATGAAACAGAATTACGTAGATTTGCAATAGATCTAGTAAGCGATTTCGAAACGGATAAGGAGTCAAGGAAGGATTGGGAAGACACCTATATCAAAGGCCTTGACATGCTCGGTTTCAAATATGAAAACCGAACCCAACCGTTCGAAGGAGCGTCCGGGGTCGTTCACCCCTTACTCGCTGAATCTGTAACGCAGTTTCAAGCCCAAGCGTATAAGGAACTTCTCCCCCCAAGCGGCCCCGTTCGTACTCAAGTTGTAGGGCTTTCCACTCCTGAAATTCAGGATCAGGCGAAGCGCGTGCAACAGTTCATGAACTATCAGATAGTTGATGTCATGAAGGAATACGATCCGGACATGGACCAACTCCTGTTTTATCTTCCACTGGCTGGATCAGCGTTCAAGAAAGTTTATTATGACAGCTTGCTGAAGCGTGCCGTCGCAAAATTCATTGCCGGTGAAGACTTGGTAATTAATTACATGGCGACGGATCTGCAGAATGCGGACCGCGTCACGCACATAATCAAGACGAGTTCAAACGACATAAGAAAACAGCAACTTCAAGAATTTTACCGTGACATTGAACTTAAAAGCGGAACGGTTGAAACAAGTGAAGTTGAGGAAAAAGTAAACACGCTCGAAGGCGTTCAAAGGGAATACACGGATAAGGATGACGAGCATACAATTCTGGAAATGCATGTCAATGCGGATGTTCCAGGATTCGAGGATGAAAGCGGAGTCAAGCTTCCTTACATCATTTCCATTGATGAATATTCAACTGAAGTTCTTTCCATCAGGAGAAACTGGAAAGAAGGCGATTCAAACTTTGCAAAGAAAGATTATTTTGTACACTACAAGTTCCTCCCAGGACTGGGCTTTTACGGGTTCGGTCTGATACACATGCTGGGTGGGTTGTCAAGAACTGCGACAAGTGTTTTGCGGCAATTAATTGATGCAGGCACTCTTGCCAATCTGCCGGCAGGTTTCAAGGCGCGAGGAATGCGCATACGCGATCATGACGAACCATTGCAACCAGGTGAGTTTAGGGATGTAGACGTAACAGGTACATCTATTAAAGAATCTTTATTACCGCTTCCTTACAAGGAACCTTCTCAAACTTTATTCGCATTATTGGGATTCGCGGTTGACGCTGGAAAATCATTCGCGGCGATCGCGGACATGAAGATGGGTGAGGGCAATGAACAGAATCCTGTAGGAACGACTCTGGCTCTTTTGGAAAGAGGAACTAAAGTCATGAGTGCGATTCATAAGAGATTGCATTACGCACAAAAAATTGAATTTAAGCTGTTGGCAAAAGTGTTTCAATTATATTTGCCACCAGAATATCCATATCAAGTTGTCGGTGGAAACCAAATGATCAAGCAACAAGATTTTGATGATCGCGTTGACATCATTCCTATTTCAGATCCGAACATATTCTCAATGGCGCAGCGTGTCACGTTGGCGCAACAGCAGTTGCAGTTAGCGACAGCTAATCCAGGACTTCATAACATGCGTGAAGCATACAGAAGAATGTATGACGCGATGGGTGTGGATAACGTGGAGGCAATTTTAAAACCTGATCCAGAGTTACCGGAACCTATGAGTCCGGCGACGGAGAACGCAGGTGCCATGAATGGTAAAGCCCCCAAGGCGTTTCCCAAGCAAGACCATGAAGCGCATATACAGACGCACGCTGAATTCATGTTCACGAGAATGGTTCAGATTAATCCGCAGGTGTATTCCATGTTGCAGGCGCATATTTGTGAACACATCAGCATGATGGCAGCGGATCAAGTTCAGCAGGAATTCAAGCCT